CCCGCTGGAAAAGGCTGCACTTCTTAGCGAGTGTTAGCCGCTTTGCGCACGTCGTTGACCGTAGGCCTTCCTGTGAGCCAAAAGCTCTTTTGGAAAACCGGAGGCTCACTTTGATTGTACCCGCCATACCAAGGGCGAGAGATCTTAGTGACCTTAGTCTCGGTTGTGCGTCGAAGGGTGAATGCATTGTTGGGTTTGGCACCCCGCAATACAGCCATCATCAGGATATTTGCGTATCCGACTTCATCAAGACGTATAACGTCGGCAACAGGAGAGGATTTAATCTCTTTCCATTGCCACTGTTGTTGGTCTTGTCGCCAAGAAACATATGGCGAACTCATTGCCAAATCTAAGGGCACGCTGTAACACGTGTCCCCCGATTCGCGCCCGGGTCGAAGGAAATCTTTCCCCCCGATGGACCGGATCCCCTCCCGCAGCTGCTCCGTAAAGAGCTCTGTGCGGTGGGACCTGAGGCAAGAGTTATGAAGCGCAAACAACTGGCGTACATCAGTCAGTCGTTCAGCTAGATGAACAGGACGAACGTCCTGGCCCTCGTACCAATCTGCTCCACACGATTCGCGGAACGGGCCCGTTATGAACGTCTTATCAACGTTCGTACGGAATCCCATATCTCGTAGTATTTCTACAACGAGTAGCGCGGTGTTCTGGCGGACAATGATGTCATCCCCGTAAACGGAGAAGTCGTCATCATCGCCAGTGAACCGCGCAGCCGCGTGGCAAACGCTAGCGAAAATCAGCGTCTGGAGTGGAAAGCAAAAACCATTGCCCATGCTGCAAAACTTCTCGTATTGATGAACCGAGTTGTCAGGTAGCATATAATGAGTGGCACGAAGCTCCGAAAGGAACTCATACCACTCCGGGGGAAGGCATGACTTGACAACCTCGGACGCTAAACTATCCGAGGCAGCTGCCAAGTCAATCGTTACATAGGGATTAAATGACTGACGGCTCCCCAGCTTCGCAAGTTGCTGGTTTGTCGTTTGGTCAGACAGGTCTATCCCCACGCGCTGCAAGCAGTCGCGCAGGTGTTGATCTGTCCCCTTTTGCACGAACCCGTTAAGAAATGGTTCTACAGCGATACTACGATGAGTTTTCGCCGTTTTCGGTACAAAGCTTATCTTGTTATAGTTCACGAAGCTTACCTTCTCTCTCACCAGTCGAACGAATTCAACTGGATCATAGCACTTGATTGCACCCGGGAGGATGCAATCTCGGACCTGGGCGTGAGCCCAGAGAGCAGGTATAGCGTACTGTAGAGCTTCTGGCGTACACGTCCAACTACTCGCGAAAACTTTCCGCGCGATGTTGGTCTTATTGCCGTGTATACCAAGGCTAGCTCCCGACGTTATGTCGCACTTTCCATAGATTACTTCAAGCGGTGGTTGGAAACCAATCGCTCTTTCTATGTATTTGCGCACCCATGCGTAAATCTGTGCACGGGAATCCCAACGTTTCCGTCGGGCCGCAAACTTCCGGTTAACCCATTTACACTTATGCTCCGCCGATGCGAATTTCCGCACGGCAACGCCCTCGGGATCAATCCCAGGGACTTCGGAACTAGTGAACGGGTACTTCCGGATAAGTGCTGACAACTGACAGTCCTCATAATAAGAAGAGGATGTCCCGTACAACTGTGGGGACGGCCTGTCAGCCCACTCCAGCAGACGATTGTACTGCCGGGCACGCAAGTGCCCTAGCAGCTTTTGTCTATCTGGGTGGGATGTCGAACTAATGGCAATCCGCAAAAGCTTGTCATAAGCAGATGCGGAGTCAACCGCGAGGGCCGTATCATACGACCTCCGTTTTTGAGAATGGCGCATAAAGCGTCTCCTTAAGTCCAAAATGGACGGGTTGATGTACTACGAGACTCTGGAAAGAACCTCCGCGCAGGCTGAATAGCCGCACGTGGGCTCCACTCCGAAGTAGTTGGTTAAACCGAAGGCGCATATCAATGCGCCCAGGGTAACAAGGGCTTTATACCACATAGCCGGGAAACTCCCATTTGGATGTATTCACCAACTCAGAACGCGCGACGCGCGTTTACTGGTTGATAGAGTGATCCGAAACAAGAGCGTCGCCGGCGGCAGTGGTTGCCCAAGTAGCCAAGTCTACCAGGAGTGCCGTAATCTCAGCACTACTGGCCCCAACTGGATAAGCAATATCGATGGTGCAAATACCATCATCCAGGGGGTCAGTGCCATCAGTCATTGTACGCGTAAGCTTTGCCTGCGCACGGGACTTGCTATAGACGCCGTTAACGAGTCGCGGGGTTACCCGCTTCAAGTCGACATAGTCTTTTGCAGTTGCCGTGTGGTCGGGACCGTGATAACGGTACGAGTCAGGCGTGCGAGCGGTATCATTGCTATATGCAATGGTGTTGACAGTAAGGGACATTATAGTCTCCGATGGTTTAAGTTGAGGTTATGAACTTCGGTTTTAGCGCGAACGAAATATTGAATTCGCCAACGCCAGAGTATCGGCAACGCGTTTGGCCCCAAACCAATCTTTTGGATATGGAGTAGGGTTGTACGCTAGGCCGAGTCCCACACCGGGAGTTCGAGTTTTGCTTTCTGTACGGAATGTACATGAGCAAGGCGAGGATGAGGTGATGTACCGCGGCGACGGAAGAGAAATACATTCCGCCAACAAGGTAGTCTCCTGTTTTACCTCGGTCGTAGTCCATGATGCCAAGTTGGTCACCCCGACACGGGGTGTTAGTGCGCCAATGAATGAACCAATATTGGCGAACCAATCGACAACAAAAGAGAATGGGATCATCTCCCAAGCTGCGAGCGGAATCTCTGCGTTTCCGAACCCGTAAGGGTCGAAACCGGAGCCCTGCTCATACAGCACGCCTGCACGTATCGTAACAGTGGTGTTCGTGGTCTTGGTAGACCTGAACGTTGCACCGCTAGTGTACGTGTAAGTCTGACTTGTGTTACTAGAGTCAGATGCGTACCCACGCGCCGTTAGGCGCACGGGATTCTCTTGAGCCTGTCGAAACAACGCGTCCATGCCTCCTTGTATATCTTGCTGTATCGGCCTGACCGCATAACGATATGCGAGCCAGTTGTCTCCGACAAAGTCAGCAACTGTTTTCAGTTCATGAAGACGATCTGACTTAAGCTTACGCTTAGAGGCCTTCGCTTCATTTGCGAACTTCAACAGTGCCTTCGCTGGATTGCGAAGGAAGGAGAGTGTTTCCCTGAGTTCACCAAGCGAAACGGCACCCTGAAGATCAGGTGCCGCAACGTTGGCGCGAGCATCGGTACCTGCTTTATCATGCAGGTTTGCGATGTTAATACCGTGCCCAAGGTGCTGGGTGAGAGCCTCTGTGCCAAGCACAGAGAAAGGCCGCCAGTAAGGCGACCAACTCTCATCACGCTGTGTACCCCCTCCAAGGGGATACACTTGTGACAGGTGTCCAGGTGAAACAATCAACTCACTCATGTTTTTAGACATGGGATTGTTGAAGATAGCACCACGAGCCGAGCGTTCGGCGTAGCGCGAAACAACCCTATCATGCATAACCTCGGAAGATCCGACGGTCACACTGATGGGCCATTGGTAGGCGATACCATTAGTATTATTTTTGGTATCGTTCCATACACCAACACTTTCCTCGTAAAAGGGTGAAGTGTTGTCGCGCTCGCGTGTTCTCTGATATGACATAGTCATTACCTCGTGATGAGCATGGACTCCGGTTGTTTTCCGGAGTGTAGCTCTCTTATGCGCCAGCAATTGGCGCGTTAAAAGTAAAACATAGCAACACCCCTCAACTCCCGCACGGTGGACTCTGTCCACATCATTGCCGGTGAGAGGTAACTACGTAGGCTACGGTCTACTGGACGCATTGCGCGCCCAATACAGATAACCCCCCTGTTGAGATTTACGACAATGCTATCCATTCACTGAGTCTCGGATCCCATATGTGGGAAACCGTTAACAAAGTGGTGGTTGCACCGTCGTCGACCTCGTTAGAAGGTTCATTAGGACTATACTCCCAGCTAGCGCCAGGAGCATTATCTGCGCTGATGTAGATTTCTTCATCAGACGACACGTTGGCATGTAGCCAAGCGTAATCTCGCAGAGTCCCTTTGAATCCCTCGGGAACTTCTTTACCCATACGCATCCATTCAGTGAGAAGACGACCCACTTGCGCGTTAAGTTTATTAAGCTTAGTGACGTTCGTAGGCATGTTCGCCTCCTATATAATGAATGTA